AATACGCCTGGTTTAGCTTTGGCTACTGCCACGTCCGTAAACCTGATCGTTGGGGTTTGCCCATCGCATGATGACGGGGAGCAGGGCCGCAGCAGCGGCTTTAGCGAGGTCTTGCGGGTCGGTGTTGCCTGTCGCTACAACAGCTGTGACGGCGGCGATGACAGATCGAGCGTAACTTGAGAGCATTGCTTTGGTTTCTTTGCTCATGGGTGGTTCTCCGTGTGGTGGTCGATTTTTTGTTCTATTCGGCCCAACGCTTCGTGTACCCGTCCGTGATCTTCACGGTTTTCTTTTTGGCCCCGATGAATGATCGCAACGAGTACAGAGAAAGCGCCACCGATAAGCACCACCATGATCTCAGTAGCCATCGGGTCATGCGTTGTCGATTGGGTCGGGTTCGACGGGGTAGTAAAAGTTTTGTGATGACGGATCGTAAATGAAACCTGGGCCTGCGTACACCTTGTCCGGGTCGTCAAAGTATGTTTCGACCCAGGTGCCTGGGTAGCGGTCGGGATTTTCGGCCATGAATTCTGCGGTGACGACGTGTACTTGAAGCACAACGTTGTTGTCGTCAATTTGTGCAAAGTATTGCGTTGTCATACTTGGAACCTCACAAGAACGATGCCTGCTGCGCCTGACCCGCCGTTGCCACCTGAGCCGCCGCCACCGCCACCGCCGCCAGCTTCACCGTTTGCTGCGACGACACCTTGACCGCCGACGTAACTATCAGGGGTGCCTGAAATGCCGCCGTCGCCGTCGAGTGCGCCGTAGTTTTGTTCTTTGCCAGGCGAACCGCCGTACGCCCATAATTTGGGGTCGACTGCAAGTTTGCTGATGCTGCCTGCGTTTCCTGCGCCGCCGTTTCCTGCTCCGCCAGCACCAACGGTCACGGCGTACGATGCGGCTGCAAGATAAACCGTGGCGCGTATGTAATTTCCTGCGCCGCCGCCACCGCAACCGAAACCGCCGCCGCCACCTGATCCGCCACCGCCAATTACGAGACAATCAAAAAGACCTGCTCGACTAACGGTAAGCGTGCCGTCGGTGGTGAAACTAAGAAGCGTGTAATTCAGGCCGCCGTCACTAATGCTTGAACTAGTGCCACCTGTTGCTGTTCCGTAACTTACGCCACCGTAGGGAAAAAATATTGAGGCTGACGCCGAGGTGAAGTAAAGAGTCCCGCCCCCCCATTGCGCCAATGCAAGTGATCCGGATGTGGTTACGGTTGCGGTGCCTGCGGTCACGGTACAGGTGCCTGCTCCAATGTTGATAATTTGCAACGTATCGCCAGCGCTAAACAACGACGTGTTGACGGTGACGGTTGTGGCCGATGCGCTATTCATGACAATGCGGGTGCCTTTGTCGGCGGCCACAAGAACGTATGACGCTGTTTTGGTTGAGACCGTCCAGTTGTAGTCGTTGGCTTGCAACGTATCCATTTGGGCGGCGGTCAATACTTGCCCGGCGGTGAAATCTTGAATGGCCATAGGTGCTCCTATCCTAAAACATTCTCGGCGTCGAGTACGCCATACGTTGGGTCGTCCAAAATAACGCTGTAGACGATTGTGGTGGCTGCGGTGTACAGGTTGACACGGTGCCCGGTGCTGAAGTCAATCAGGTGCTCGATGCCTTCGACCGACAGCTCTTGGCCGAGGCTGGTCGTGCCTGTGCCTGTCTGAAATGTTTTTTCTATGGTAATCGTGTCGCCGATGTCGATCGTGGCGACGGTGTCGCGTTGGGCGGCGGTGAGCATGGCGAATTTGGTGGCGACGTCGGTGTACCTGGCTTCGGGTTCGCCGTTGAGCAGGTAGGTGGCGGCGGCTGACAGCTGTGATCCGCTGGTCTCAAGCAGGCTGTTGGTGATGCTTTCCGTCTGAATGAAGTAGGTGGCGATTGAGGCGGTGTCGGTGGCGGTTGCGTTAGAGCCACCAAGGTTCTGAACGTAGGCGCGGTTCACGACGCTGTCAGCTTCAAAGGTGATGCCGACGTTGTCGTACTTGACGCCTGTGCCGTTGTCTTTGAAATCGGCAACCGATCCGCTGAGCGTGGCACCGATGCGATTTTGGAATGTCAGCACCCCGTCACGCGACACAAACAAACGCCCGAATTCGGCGGTGCCGTTGATTTGGTTCAGATAGGCCAGCACGTTTGTGCCTGCCGGGATGGTGTACGCGGTGTCGTGCCCAAGATTGACGGTGCCTGTGGAAATGTTGCGGGCCGTTGGCCCGGTCGGATAATCAACTTCAGGCAGGTCTAAGACGCTTTCAATGCGTTCGCCTGACGTTTCAGGTGACACGTTGTAGGCATCCATGTAGGTTTGTGCCAGCAGGTAAAAGTCGTCGGCGCAATACACGCTGACGGTGTTCAGCCCGCCCAGCGCAAAGTTGTAGTCGTAATTGACGACGTAACCTTTGAACAGGTATTCAAGCGTGTTGGTGGCGTTGTAGCGGCCAAGGCGTACACGGCGCATAGGTGCCAAACCAGGCACGTTGGCGTTGGCGTCGTAATACGGGCTTGATGTGTCAAATGGGTTGAAGATGCCGTCGGCAAGCGTGTCGTTGAGCGTAAACGTCATGGTGCCTGCGCTGAACTGGTCGCCTTGATCTTTGCGACCTCGACGTACCGCAATGTTCAGAGTGCCGTCGGTAACGTCAGCAAACTGAGTGGTGCCGTCCAACACGTAAGTCGTGTTGTCTAAAACACCTTTAGTTGTGTCGTCCAGGGTAAATGCGTCAATAGAAAAGCCTGCGTCGATTTCGAGCAGGTAGTTGCCTGATTGAACGATTGCTGTGCCGGGCATCAGACGTACCCGCTGACCTCAATGCGAGCCGGGCCAGCTGATCGGTTGTAAGCGCGGATGCTGTCAACCACGGCCTGCCCGATCTCGGCGCTGGTCGCCAATCCGCCGTTGACGTTCACGGTGACGTTTTCCAGCATGGCATTGCGGGCGCTCGACGTGAACGGGTTGCTGGCGATGCCTGCTCCCAACATATTTGGGGCTTCCATGATTTGTCGGACGGATGCGCCCCCGCCGCCACCGCCCCCTGTAGGGACGCTAGGAGCCGCTACGACGACCGATCCACCCGCAGATGAGGGAATGGGCACCCCAAGGTTTTTGTCGCCTCCTACGGTCGCTAAAGCGCCGCTAGCGGCCCCGCCACCGATGGTTGGCATTTCGGGGATGCTGAAGCCTCGACCGCCGATGCCTGGCACCCAGTCGGGGATCTCAAACGACAAGCCTCCGAGGGTTGAGTTCCATAGGTTTGCGATCGTGTTGAACACGGTGCGAAATACGCTGATCATGCTGTTTAGGTAACTTGCGACGTAATCGACGGCGATTTTGATACCTGTTTTGAGTGCACCGAATACGGCGTCTACGACGTTTCTAAAGCCCTCGAATTTGGCGTATGCGGCGACAAGAGCTGCGCCAAGTAGCACGATGGCGGCCACGACTAGCCCGATCGGGTTGGCGGCCAGCGTGATGTTGAACGCGGTCTGCAAAAACGCGGCGGTCTTGATTGCCACGTTGTAGGCAATGATTGCGGCCGACAGAGTGCCAATAACGCCTGCCAGGATGATTACTACGTCGGCGTTTTCTTCGACGGCCTGCGCCATTTTGGTGATGATCGGCACTAAGCGCTCGAGCAATGGCAAGACGGCTGCGCCGATGCTTTCTTGCATTTCGGCAAACGCGATCTGCATTTTGGCCATGCCGCCCTCAGCGGTTTCGGTAAAGGCTTTATTGGCCCCGCCGAACGTGCCACCCAACACGCTGATGATGGTTTCCATGTCGGCACCCTCGCGAATGAGGTTCGCCATCTCAGGGGTCAGCGATCGCAGAACCTTGAAATTGCCTTCGTATGCTTTGGCGAGCGCGTCGGCGACGGTGGTTGCGTCAATGGATGTTGCCCGGCTGATATCGAGCACGAGCGACATTTGGGATTGAGCTTCGTTTATGTCTTTCGTGCCACGAACAAGTGCCGCAAACGCTGGGCGCAATACGTCGTCAGCAACGGCCGCCTGGCGTGACATCGCGCTAATTGCTTTCTCAACCTCGGCGATCTGTTCTTGCCCGGCACCTGTCGAGTTTTGGAGCTGTACGGCAAGTGCGGCTTGTGCGGCCTCATCTTCAGCAGCTGCTTTGGCGGCCATGCCAAGACCAGCT